CCCGAATTTAATGTCGGAAAATCTGCCCGAGATTATGTCGGATCAATGGCCGACTCGGGACTTCAAGATCAGCTTTTAGGAGTTCGCCAGCAATACGATCCTCAATATCAGGATTTACAGATGGGACTTGCCAAGCGGGCCGCCGATCCGATGGCAAGCCTGGCAGAATCAAATGCCATGCGGTCACAGGATTTCGGAGCGAGGATGGCGGAAAGACAGGCTGGATCGGATATCAGTATGCTAGGTCGATTTGGGGCAGACATGAACCAAGCCTATCGTGCATCCGATCCCCTTATGCAAGCTCGTACAAACCAAGCTAATCAGCTTGCGGAACAGGCTTTCAATGAGGCACAAATGACTGACCTATCGCCCGAAATGAGAAGGCGAGCTACTCAGTCCGCTCGTGAAGGATTAGTCGCACGGGGTAGGGGAATGGATAATGCGGGCATTGCCGCTGAAGCCATGAGCCGAGAAGATTATTTAAGAGATATTATTGGGCAAAATCGCCAACAAGCACAAACCCTCGGATCTTATGCCGCTGGATTAAATAGGCAGACAGCAGTCGATCCACTGGCTATGCTTCGAGGCGGACAGAATTATACGGCCCAAGGATTTGGGGAAAGGTCCGCATTGTTTGGATTGCCACAGGAATCTGCCACTCGGATTAATCCCGATGCTGGTGTTAATATTGGTATGCAAGCATACGCAAATAAAGCAAATTACGATGCGGCGAACTATGCCGCCCGAGAAAATGCGGCTAGTGGAATGGCACAGGGATTATTTGGAGCAATTGGTTCAGCCGCTGGTGGTTGGCTAGGTAGAGGATAAAATTATGGCAATAGGAGATACAGTTCAAGCGGGCTTAATGCGAATCGACACCTCCGCCTATGAAAGGGCGGGACAGGCGAATGCGAATGCTAATATGGCATTCGGCAATGCTCTTAACCAGGTAGCCAAAGGATTCATTGAGGGACAGGAGAAAAAAGCACGGGCAGAAGAAATGACGGGCTATCTGATGAACCAGGGAGTCTCCGAAAAAGATGCCAAAGCAATCGCAAAGAATCCATTTCTGCAAAAAGAGTATCAGCGGAAAAAGGCAACCGAGGCTCAAATGCAAATGGAAGGCAACCGCCTTCAAATGGAAGCCCAAAAATTAGCCGCCCAACAAAAACAATCTTCCGATCAAGCATTCCAAAAGAATCGTGAGATGGATATGAAAGAGGAATTATTCAGGACTCAACAGGATAAGATTCGAGAGGATGAGGAAATAATGAGTGAGGCCAATCAGTTTATGCGAACTCGGCCTCAAACTGAAACCCCTGAGTTTTCAAATTTACTAGAAGAGTTTAGACCCGATCAAATACCTGGTACACCTGAATTTGAAGCAAAGGAATTATCTGAACCAATGGGAGCAAGGCCACCTCTTATGGCATCCTTCGCTACAGACAAGCCAAACTTTGAAATGTTTAATGTTGGTAAAGCTCCAATAGAACAGCAGTTGCCCGAATCTTTCCAAGGTCAAGCTGGCCGTATTATTGATATGGCTGATAATGGAGAAATATCGCAACCAGCGGCAGACTTAGCATTAAATCGAATCCAACAGCAAGCAATGGCCGAGCAGAAGGCGGCTTATTCGCCAACAGAGCTAAAAGCCTTGAGAGAGCTTGAAAAACCACTTCTTAACCCTGGAGAAGTAGAAATAGATAAACTAGTTGGGAAAGAATACTCGGAATTTGTAAACATGGGTGGCCAAGCCGCAGTAAATAGTAAAATTAAAAAGCTAGAAGATTCCATAGCCGAGTTAGAAAAAGACGGGGATTTGACTGGCTGGATAAAAGGTAGTTTGCCCGAGAGTCTGAAAGCTCTTTTTAATTCAAAAGGTTTAAGCACGAAAGAAGCAGTCGAAAGTGTAATCCAAGAAAACCTACGAGAAACACTCGGGGCGCAGTTTGCTCAAAAAGAAGGCGAAATGTTTATGGCCCGAGGTTATAATGATAAATTAGGCGATGTAGAAAATGCTAAAAGAGTCAGGGCATTACTCAAGGAGATAAAAGATCGAGCAAAAGCGAGAAATCAATCTTTTGCATATTTTAAAGACAATGGGACGATGAAGGGCTACAACGGTCCATCATTTGAAACAGTTGAATCTCAATCTCCCGATACCGGGGGCATAAAAACATCGACCCAAGGTAATTACAAAATTGGGGATCTTTCAGTTGGAGGTTACCAACCAGGCCAATAATGGGACAGTATAGAATACAGAGCAAATCCCTTGGAGTAGACTTTTTAGTCGAAGGGGACGAAGCACCCAACGAAAAATCCACATTTGAGATTTTAAAACAAGTAGTTCCACCCGATCAAATGATAAAGGCATATAAGGCCGGAAATAAAGATCTCGCCCGAGCCGCTTATAAAAATGGATACTTCGACCAGGATTCTGATACCGGTTTATATGATGCATTTAAACAAGCCGCCGGGGAAGTTTTCGAGGGATTAGGTTCAATTGTTGATCAGCCTTTTGACAATTTCCAAAGGGATGCAATTGAAGGTATGCCAGCAGAAATGAGAATGAAACTTGGCGTAAAAGTGCCTAAAGGTAAATCTCGAAAAGCTACTGCATATCAAACGGTGGCTGAAGTTTATGGCGGATATAAATCCATCGGAGATGCTGGTAAAATGGCTTTTTCAAAAATGGTAGGCGAGGGGGATGAGGACATCGATGCATCGATTGAATTTATTGGGGACATGATGGCAACTCAGTCATTTATCGATGATGGGGCATCAATCATGGCCGAAAAGTTTGGCGATATTGATATGTATAACGACCTTAAAATGGGTCGGGTTGAACCGGATAAGAAGCAAGCACTTGCGGCCTCATTATTTGTCCAATTAGAAAATCCCGTAGCAATGGCAACTACTACCGGATTGCGATCAACCACTAATCTACTCCGCCGGGGGACCGCCAAGAAACTTGCACAAGATTTACAGAAAGCACAGTCAAAGCAATTTCTGTACAGTAATCAATTAAATCGTTTAGCGGCAGATGCACCCAAAAATTTAGTTAAAACCGCAGACGATGCCCTTCAAGGAGCGACTAAGGAAGTAAACGACATCCTCGAGAAACTAAATCCATATACCAAGCAAAAAGCAAAAGCCGGAATGACCAATCAAGTTGTTGGTAAGGCAATGCAAGGCATGGGTAGGGCTGGAGAATATGTCGGGAATGTAACCGAGTTTATCCGAAGAGCGGGGATCGAAGAGGCTACCACTTTTCTAATGAAATCCGGTCTAAGTGAAACCGCCGCTAAAACAGTTATTTTTGGGTCAGTCGGTTTAGCTACTGATATGACAGATGGGGAGGCGAGTTTGACGGGTAGTGGTATAAACGCACTGGCGGCCTACTTAGGCCCAAGGGCTATAGCCTCAATGGGAAGAAGTTCTGCAATCCTCGGGAAGCAGTTAACAATGGCAGAAACCTCAATGCCGTTCTTTAAAAGAATTGGTGCATTGCCGGCAGACAATCCAAAACTTGCCGAGGTTATTGTCGATAGAACTGATAATTTACTTCTCGGCGATGCGGCTTCACAATTAAAACCACTCCTTTCACAGGCAAGGGAACTGCCTAGCCTCGTTCGCAATGCCGCTAGGACGATTGATCGAACGGGACTCGGAAGGGTAGCCACAGGAACCGCCAATGTCGCAAAGGCGGCTGTCGGTGGGGCGGCATTGCCTGGTACATTTGGTTACATGATTGGTGGAGGAGAGGGAGCGGCGGCGGCTATTGGGGCATCAAGTCCATTTATTGCCGCTGGTCTTGGATACGGATCTCTTTTAAGGTACGCAAATAAATCTGATTTAATTGCCAAGCAGTTGGGAGATGTGGAATACCACAAGCAATCTTTAGGCCAAAGAGAAAGGGCGGACTTTGAAAAGCTGGCAAAAGATCAGCAAGTTGCGGTATCTACATTTTCTCAGTTCTATCCGGATGCAGTTATAAAAGTTAAATCGATGGGTAAGGACGGGCCAATGGGTGCGCATTATGTCGATGGTTCTGACAGTGTAATCGAAATAAATTCAGACAAGAATAATCCTTGGAGTACCATTTTATCCCATGAAATCGGCCACCATGTTGAAAGGCATGGATTGCTCCCAAACATCTTAGAGGAATTACTCGGGAATCCTGAAAAAGGGAAAGTCGGAGTGTTTACACAGATAGATAAATCTACCGGTAAGCCAAAGATTACAACCGATGAGAATGGCATGAAGCACTACGAATTAAATGACGAATTCCGAGAGCTTCAAAAAACTTACATCGATAAACTTGCCAATTCAAATGTTTCTGAAAAAGCGAGACAGGCATATGAAACTCCTGAGCAGTTTGCCCGGGAACTATTTGCCGAGATTGTGGCAGATAGAATGATAACCGGTAAAACGAGTAAGCGGGTAGGGCAGTCTTCCATTTATAAAGGCACTCAAAAAATAATTGAAAGCCTAGGCGATAGGATTACGGGCGGAGGATTTATGCGTAAAGCAATGCATTCGCTCGGTATGGCAACCAATGCAGACGGATCTCTTGTCAAAGGGACCGGCATACTCGGCAAACCTTTCAAATCGTCCAAAGAATTAGACAACCTGGTCAAGCGGTACGAGGATGATACTATTGGACTATCGGAGACGGAGATTAGGGAACAAAGACCGGTAACAACGGATGACGAACTGGATACTGTTATCGTTTCCCCAAGCGACCCGATTGAGAGTCTACAGGTATTTAATAACGGCGGACACTTTAAGACGGATAAAGATGGGAATATAAAAATTAATCCGATCACCAAAAAGCCCGAAGTATTTTCTCCTTCCGAAACAAGACAGGCAAACCAGGCACTCGCAAGAGATTTAATCGATTCAATCGAAGCCCGAGAAAATGATCTGCCCGAGGGTCATGTTACTTTATCTGAAACCGCAGACGGAAAACTCACAGGCTCAGGCAAGTTTATTGACGATTCGATAATTGATGAACTCTCAAGGACCAATCGATATAATCCATCGCAGATAAACTTTCTTCGGGAAGCCAGCAAGGCGGGTAGGGAGGGTATTGGAAATCAAATGCTCTTATTCTACTATGCGGCCACCGGTAAAGGCGGTAGGAAGTACAAGAGTTTAAAAGGCGGATATCGGGATAGTTTGGTTTACGGAATAACCATTACCAAAGATGGGAATGTAATACTGGATACAGTATCCCTTGATAAGCTACAGAAGAATATTGATTTCCTACTCAAGCGAAGAGGTAACGAAGTCGGTCAGGCATTTGGGGGGTCAGACCCCGCAGTGATTCGTAAAAACTTTGAATCCATGTTTGAGAAATATTTGGATAACCATGCAAAAGGTATTTTAAATGGAGATCAAAACCCACAAAGTGGCATAACCAATAAGCAGAGGGATCTTCTTAATGCCGCATTCGGTCCAGTCAGTAAGGCACAAATTGCGGACAATCCAACACTTTCCAATCTTGGTGAGAGAAAAGCAAATACTTTAGGTACTTATCGATCCCGCCGATTGGATCGCATAGGTACAATGAACCCAACTGGTAACACTCGTAATGTAGTAATTGATCGAATTAGGCGGAACTTAATGCCTGGTTCAGTAAGATCCGAGGGGCAAAGGTCATTCATGCCAACCGAAACCTTTGAAGGTTCACCTGGTAGTTACTTTAGACCAAAATCTTCAAGGGATACATCTGCTCAAGTCAGAACATTTAAAAGCCCAGTCTATTTAAAGGATGGTTCTCGTCTATCAGGGGTAGCAGATAATCCCGAGCAGAACCCATTCTATGGTTTCGATAAAAGTGGACAGGAGTTTAGTCAAAGACGGGAGTATGTAAATCCACAGGATATTACCAAGTCTAGGGACTCAGATCGAACAGCTAATCAGATTCGTAACGAATTAGAAAGCGGGCAGAAACTCTTCATGCCGAGCGATAATACATATGCTCGACCACTTGAAGAAATTCTTGAACGCATACCTGCTCAGGAACGATTTATCGGTAACAAGCCCGCCGGTATGCCGGTAACCCGACCAAATGGAAAGCCTTTCTTGGAACTCGATTTGGATCAAAAAATAGGTAACCTCGGGGTTAAACAATCTGACATTGACAGAATCATGCAAGAATCTTTCGATGAAAGTGGACCAGCGGCAAATCGAGCATTTGAGGATATGCAGTCAAAAGGGATTAATATGGTCCCACCCAATGAAGCTCATTGGAAAAGCGTAGAAGGCAGAACACTACGAGATAGGTTTTGGTACGAAATAAGTTCCGAGGCGATGAGTATTTCTTTCCCCGAGCATTTAGGAAAAGAGGGGGAAATCGTGAAGGACATGACCGCCGCAACTTCGCCTTTAGCAGACCCGAATTATAATTCTGAACTAATGATAAGCATCATGTCAGAGTTTGAACGAGGAGATCCAAGTGTTACCCCAGCAGTCGTTCAAAAATCTGTGGCTGATGTATTCAGTGGAGATTTCGGTAAACAAGAAGCTCGAAAAGTTGGAAGTTTTGGGCAGACATTTAAATTTATTGCCGGGGATATCGATAGCCCGCCACTTCCAACAAATGACCGCCAAGTGGCCGCATCATTTGATATACCCGATGAAGCATTTGGTCAGTATCCAGTTTTATACGAAGTAGTCGCAAGGTTTTATAATAAGTTGCGGGATCATATAAACCAGCAAAGACCAAACGATCCAAACGGACCTTTTCAGTCTTACCAACTGCAAGCACCAAGCTGGGTACAGACCCGTGCAGAGAGTAAGATGAAAAGAAGTAAGAGCATGACCGAAGAAGAAATCTTTGAGGGAGATGCTTATGCCAATGCATTCCGCAAAGCCGCTCAAAAGTTAAGAGATGCCGGGATAAAAGTCGGAAAGGATTCTAAAACAGGACTTCCTATCTTCACAAAAGATGTTCTAAGAGATCCTCGGGTAGTCGAAATTCTTTCACCATTAGCTGTAAAGTTTAGAGAAAGTAAATTCGGCACAATGGAAATTGTAACACTGTTACATGAAAACGGTAAGAAGTTTGCGGAGTTATATGATAAGAGTCTAGAGACTGGCGAGAGTCTAAATATAAAAGCGGCTGATGATATGGTAAGGGTGAGCATGAAACTGCTTACTAACCGTAGAAAGAAAGATAAAAAGACCGGTAAGAAAATTGATAAACCTTCCTTACTAACAGAATTGGCTCAGGCGATTACTCAAACAAATAAAGAAATCACTCGGCTTGAATTAGGTAAGGGGACATTTGAAGGGGCAATGAGTCAGAATATTCGTATACCTATGGACAGTATGCCAAAAGAATTGCATGAAGTTTACCTGGCAATGTTGGGAGAGCCTTTCTTGCAAGCCGCTCAAGCGGCAAGTCTGTTTAAGATTTCAGATACACCGACCCCGGATACTTTTTCTGTTTTTATAAAAGGTGCATCGATTGATAATCCCAACTTAAAAACTTTTGCAGAACATTTGTCCTCAATTGGGCATGAAGCGAATTTATCTCAGCGTCCAAACGGATTAGTTATTGATGTTAATCCAATGTTTTTAGAGGATTTCTCGACAAAGCCAATTGATCCGAGTAACCTTAATAATTTAATTACTGAATCTTTTGGCAATTATGACGCAACCATTTATGGACGAGAATATGATTCAACATATATTGAGAGAGCAGATTACAAGAATGTAATAAACAATTTTAAAAATCGTAAGAAAAATGAGTACATCAAAAGAATTCGAGAAGCAACAGGACTTAAAGCGAAGATTGCAGGAGATTTCCTCAAGGGGGCCGAATCAAAAGATTACCAAGCCCTTACGCAAGGGAAGCGTAAAAGAGTGGACAGAATTAGGGCTGAGTACGACAAGTTCATTCGTGAACTTAAATCCGCTCAGTCAGGACTCCGCCAAGCGGCCAAGCAACTCGAAGAAAACACAGGCGAGTTAAATGCCAAGCTAGAGAAGCGTTTAGACCGGTCAGAAAAAAAGAGAGCTAAACAGGACGAGCGGTTAGCAAAACAAAATGTTGACTGGATGACTTCGTTCATGCCCTCAGACTCCAAAGCACCAACCCGCCAACCCGCCAATCGCATTACCCGCCAAGCACCAGCTATGCCTGGTAATCGGTTCATGGCTCCAGCGGCTTCAGCGGGTGCTAAGTTATCCGAAAGATTTCGGTAAATAATCTATTAACAGCCTCCAATTTCTTTCGCTAACCCTTGCGTTAGAATAGTTCCATTTTAGTCCATTTTAGTCCTTGCATGGCTGAATGCGGTACAATATTCTACGCAACCACTAGCGAAAGGATAAAATGAGAAAAGGATCTAAAAAATGGATAAACGACCTAAGTTGCACATTGTACTATAAGGGTGAGACTCGTAAGTGCTTTGCGCAAGATTTTAGGCATATGAGATTAAAGCTTCCCGAAGCGGTCCATAGGAAGTGGAAATTATGGTGTAATATGAATAGTGACAGTTTAGCCCAAGTAAGTAATAATGAGTGGCATGGTCATACTATTTGTGCTACCGGCGAACGGATTCAATACACCATCATTGACAGGAAGGATAAGGTCAAAGAGGCGGCTAGGCTATTGGGCCAAGTTGGTGGCCAGGCTGGATATGGTAAGAAAAAAGTTCGAGGCGATTCTAATTATTACCGCTTACTTCGAGCTAAAAGAACGATGAAAGAATCAAACAAAAATAGGAAAAAATGAATATTAACAGCCTATATGTGTACAAATTCAAACTAATTTAATCTTTTTTAAACTTTTTATTGACATGATATTATTTTTCTATTTTAAGAAGAAAGTTCAACCAGTGGATGGGTTGAAGTTGATCTTTAAAATTCTTAACAAGTACCGGTTGGAGCATATTATGTTTCGCACAATATGCATTACGGGCCTATTCTTACAAAAAAAGTTAGTAAGTAGACCTTAGATTTTTTCCAGCCGGTTTTAAATTACCGGCAAAATGGAAAAACTACTAAACCAATATCACAGTCTATTCCTCACAAAATGTGAGGTCAAAGAAATATTCAGATTAAAGTCTGATAAAGCTCTCAATGCTTTTAAGCGAGAGTTTGGCATTCGAAAAAGAGGCCAGCTATATTTGGCTTCCGATGTCCGAAAAGTAATCGCCATCTTTAGCGAGGAGGCCGCATGAAGGTCACCATCGGAATCGACCCTGGCAAGAGTGGCGGTTACGCAATCGCTTACGGAGGATTGAATAGTATTCATTTATTCTCCATCGGGGAGGACTTTGAATTTGTTGAACATATCGAAGACATTTTAGACAACCCCGATGTTGAATTAGTTGAAGCGGTAGTCGAGTTAGTCCCACCCTTCGCTGGCAAGCTGATCCCTAGTTCGTCTTCATTCAAACTTGGAGAGAACTATGGATTTATCCAAGGAGTTCTTCGATTTGCTGGCATTCCATTCACCTTAGTCCGACCTCAAGAATGGCAAAAAGGACTAAGCGGATTGACTGGGCTAACTTCAGGCAAACGCAAAAAAGTTTTAGCGAATCATGCCAAGCGATTCTTTCCATCGACTAAAGGGATTACCCTCAAGACAGCCGATGCGATCCTAATACTAAGACACTTTCTTATTAATCAATAATGGGCCTCCACCCGTAAAAATGGAGATAGAAAACTAAATATCATGGCTATATTACAGCAATCATCTAACGGAGGCGGACCGATCACAGGTTGGCCACTAACTACACTCGCCCCTCAAGGGCAAACCTTCGCCGTCTGTTTGGCAGTTAAGGACTCAATGAATATTCAGAGTCCTTCCTACGAAGATCCATCTGTCATCGAAACGAAGAACTTCTGCCGTTTCCTTTTTGGTCTTTCCGATGGGACAATGATTCAGACAGGGGAGATGACAATCAGCTTAAACGAAAAGTCGAAACTTTTTAAGACTTTAACAAGCTGGAACGGCACTATGCCTTTTTCGGGCTTTGACACTGAAACAATGGTGGGCAAAGGAGCGACTCTGAACATTATCCACAAGACCAGCAAAAAAGGCAGAGAGTATGCAGATATCACAGCCATCATGCCGGTCATGGCGGGAAATGAAAATCAAATACCTGACAGGTCAAGATTTGTCATCCCGAGCGGAGACGAAGCACCCGCACCGGTTCAGAATGCTCCTGTAGTTCAACCTGTTCAACCGATGCAAGCTCCGATTCAGCAACAGCCGATGCAAGCGACCACTCAGGTAACAGTCGATCAGCCCCAGCAAGTACCTGTACAGCAACCCGTACAACAGCCCGCCCCTCAACCACAACAGGCAACGATGGGAACTCAGTTCACCGGACCTCAGTCCACAAATGTACCTTTCTGATGAATCCGATAGCTATATTACTAATGATCGGATGGGCGGCAGTAGTAACTGACATGGTGCTATGAGCATGACCATCGAAGATATTAAACGAGTTTCCGCTGACGAATGTGGTGTTATGGTGAGTGATATAGATGGGCGGGGGAGATTGAGGAAGGTTTCCCTCGCCCGTCAAATCGCTATTTATTTCACCAGGAAAATGCACGGCGTAGTGGAGACTGGAAAACATTTCGGCCGAGTTCATTCTAATATCTTCCACACCTGTAAACGGGTTGAAGCATTCATCGAGTGTGATCGGGAATATTCTGAGATTATAAAAAAGGTGGAGGCTAAGTTAGGATGAGATATCTGAAACGATTAATTCACCTGGTAATCTTTCTTTGGAAATATGGGAAGGAGGTAATCCGTGGCTATTCTAACAGAAAAACCTAAGCGAGGCGGAGGTGGACATTGGTACACCCGAGAGGGAAAGGCCATGCATACGATGCCTCGAGCTAAAGGAGACGGCGAACGGAATACCACTCTTAGGGATGCTAAGAAGCATGGACTATTTCCATCCGTAACAACTCTTCTTGGCCTGTTTGCCAAGCCTGGGTTAGAGCGATGGAAACAGGACCAGCTACTTCGTATAGCATTTGATAATCCGGCGAAGCTTGACGAGAGTTTTGAAAACTATGCAGACCGATGCCTTGTTCAGCATGAAAAGCCTGTCGAAGAAGCGGCAGACTTTGGGACGAAAGTTCACGATGCGATTGAAGCTTATTTCACCGGTCAGCATATACCCGATGAACTACTAGAGTATATTCAGCCCGCCCTTGATTGGAAACAGGATCATGGCCTTAACTTCATCGAGTTTGAGAAGATGCTGGTTAATACGAATCATGGATTCGCCGGTACTGTCGATATTGTCGGACGAGGAGCGGAAGGTGCTAAGTTTATCTTAGATTGGAAAACCCGTAAGACTAAGCCGAAGGTCAAGGTCACCAGTTACGACTTCCAAATCCATCAGATAGCGGCCTATGCCGCAACCTATTGGGGCGAAGAGGCGGTGTTGGGGCATAGCGTCCACGGAGCTAACTGCTACATCAGTTCGACTGAGCCTGGTAGGTTCGAGGTAATTAAATATTCCCCCGAAGACCTCGCCAAAGCATGGGTCGATTTCACCGCCCTTTGTCAGTTATGGCGGTCCTTAAAGAACTACGATCCTAGAAGTCATGGAGAATAAATATTGGCTACTAGAACCTCGGGACAGCTTCCTAGATGTCAATCAAGATGACATCGATGAGATGAGGGAGTTAGCTGGTCTTGAACCCGATGCCATGACTTTGGCAAAGGCCAAGCGGGAAGAGGAATTATTGGAGGAATGTGCAGATGAGGTATAAATCCAAAGATTGGTATCTTGGCGGTAAAAACTCAGAAATGGTGATGATTGCCATGCCCGAGGAGATCAAAGATTCGATTAGGCGGAAATCTGCGGAAATTAAACAAAGTATGTCCGCCCTTTGTCTTGAGATCGTGATAAAGGAGATCCGAAAAGAGGATAAGGAATTAGATGAGCATTTAACTGCTCTTAACCGATGAGCGAATCTTGGAAAGAGTTTAGCTTAATGGTGAGCCAAGCATACGACCGATTTTGGGAAAAGAACAGACTGGCTTATAAAAATGGGCGGATCATTCGGACGGGTATTCCGAGGGTCCGCCCTAAGCCAGCCCATGATTTGGATTTTAGGAATAAGAAGAAAGGGACGAAATATGACGATCACTCGGGAGCAAATAGCTGAAGCATATAAGCGGCTGGATATTTTAACCGCACAGATTGGGAATGCTCGAATCCGAAAGATGCACAAAGACCCGCTTAAACAATTTATTAAGGCGGTGGAAAAGGAATTAACGAAATGAAAACACAATATAAGATGGGACGGGGCTTACCTCGAGGCGAGAAGGTAGTCGTAAAGGTGGGGAGTCGACAAGCGGATGTAATCCTAGACACCGATAAAATGAATTGGCGGGTCAAGCTGGATACCCCCGACCTTCCCGAACTGGAATATCCGACCTTTGAGAATGCGGTCATGTCCGCAGAAACCATTTTAAAGGAGGATCGGAATTGATCGCCTTGGATGTGGAAACAGTTTGGTCCAAGCAGTACAGCGTGGCCACGATGGGATTGGATCGATATGCCAAGCACCCCGATTTCAGAGTAACTATTGTCAGCCTGGTAGCCGATGATGGATTTGAGTGGGTAGGAGATCCAAGGGATTTACCGGTCGATATTCTAAACGGACAATCGATCTGCGCACATAATGCCGAGTTCGATTCAGTATGCTGTCGAATGGCAATGGCGAGGGGGCAGATGCCACAGTTTACTCCGAAGGAATGGATCTGCACGGCGGATATGGCAAGCTGGCATCAGTTGCCGAGGTCATTGGCGGGATGCTATAAGGAACTATTTGGCGAGGAGTTGAACAAGGATGCCCGCAATGAAATGAGCGGACTTCGACCCGAAGAGATCCTTCAGAATGAATCGTTTAAGGAGTATGCATTGGGCGATAGTCGAGCGTGTATTCGGATATATAATGAACTGAAAACATCGTTCCCCGAAAAAGAATTTCTATTGTCCGCATTTACCCGAAGGACGGCAAGCCGAGGGATGGCAATTAATCAGAAACTTTGCCAGGACTATATTAATAAGACTGAGGAGATTATGAAGGAGGTTGAATCCTTTCTGCCTTGGGTTGGTCAAGGTGGAGGAGAACCAACTTCAACTGTTGCTATGGCCGCCTACTTAAAAATGCAGAATGTCGAACCTCCGAAGTCTACTCAGGAGGGAGATTCGGAACTGCTTCTTTGGAAGGCTAGGAATCCGCAGTACGCCCCAATCTTGGAAGCAATGACAAGGTGGAGAAAAGCGAATAAAGCGAGGCAGACTTATATTAGTATGATCTTACGAGTTCGCCCCGATCATCGAGTTTCCACCCGTCTGAAATACTGCGGTGCTCCGCATACCGGTCGATGGAGTGGAGCGGGTGGATTAAACTTTCAGGGCATTCCTCGGGACGAGGTGGAAGGTACATCGGCCAAGAAATGTCTGACACCTGGTAAAGGCCGAGTCATGGTTTCTGCCGACCTCTCGCAAATCGAGCCGAGGGTGTTGGCATATCTTTGCGGGGACTTTGATTTCCTAGGTTTGGTCAGAGGCGGGATAGACTTGTACGAGGCACATGGCCGAGCGACTGGACTCTATAACGAGGACGAACCGATGAAGGACTTAGCCCCCGAACTTCGACATCTCTGTAAAGCCCGTGTGTTGGGCTTGGGCTACGGATGCGGACCGAAGAAATTCGGCCAAGTGGCACAGGCTTTAACCGGTGGTAAATTAAATATGACCGATGCTGAGAGCCGAAAACAGGTCAAAGATTTTAGAAATCAGAATCCCAAGATTGTCGAGCTATGGAAGAAGTGCGAGGACCATATCCGCGAGGAAGCAAAGCAGACTCCCGAGTGTGCAATTATGAACATGAGATCGGGGAATCTGATCCGATATTTTAATGTAAAGGATGACGGCAAGGAATTGACCGGTCAGAAGGTAAGAGGGCAAGGGTCGATGAAATTATACGGCGGACTCCTTGTTGAGAACTTAGTCCAGGCAACCGCTCGGGATATTATGGCGGATTCCCTCTTGAAGATAGAAGCCGCTGGTCTCCCCGTTGTACTTCATGTCCACGATTCCGTAACTGTTGAAGTTGCCGAATCGGAGGGACAGGCGGCACTCGACTTAATGATCCAACTATTAACCGAAGAACCTCTCTATATGCCAGGACTACCCTTGGCGGCAGAGGGGGAAATTAAAACGCATTACTGATGAATAAAGAACGCAAAAAGAAATTAAAAACAATTCCGTTTTCCAAATGGCATGGTGAAAAATTAATGATAGATGGCAAGACATGGGTAGTACCTAAAAAGGTTACATTAAATATATTAAGGAAATTAGAATCATCTAAAAAGGAATGTGAACATTGCGGGGTTAGTTCCGCCTCAGTCTTTGATTTTTTTAAGTTCGTAGGAAAAGCTAATACACCTGAATCCGCTTTTATCTCCATTAGAAATATTGGAGAGGGTCATGTAGCTGATTGTGTCAAATTATACGAGTTCATGCTTAATATTTACAAAATCAATAGGCCATGAACCTCCTCCGAATCATCGGCTTAATCGGATTATTCGTCACCGCAGTCCTCGTCTTAGCCTACATCGTGGCCGCATTCGTACTAACAGTAATAACATCACTATTCTACACTACATGAACCATAAAATTATCGGCCTAACAGGTCCAAAGGCGGTAGGTAAATCGACCTATGCCAAATTAATCGAGGGAGCGGTAATACTTTCCTTCGCCACTCCAATTAAAGAGATGCTGAAGGTGATATTGCCGGGAGAGAAATATCTGCATTTTAAGGAAGAACCAATACCCAACTTCCCCGATAATATTAATACCAGGCAGTTATTACAAACCCTCGGGACGGAGTGGGGAAGGGAAGGAGTTTATCCGAATATATGGGTGGACTTGGCCTATAAGGCGGCTCTCCCTTACATCGGTAAGAAAACAATTGTATTCGATGATATCCGATTTCCCAACGAAGCATGGGCGATTCGCAGATGGGGACATACCCACGAGGTGTTGACGGAAATCGTTCATATTTCTCGGAAGGGACATGAACCCGATCCGAATGATCACCATGTCTCTGAGGCGGGACTTCCTAAAGGGATGATTGATAAATGGGTGTCGGTGGGTGAGGATGGGAAAAGCTAGGAATATAGCCAAGCAAATGGCCACGGAAGCGAAGCTTAAAAATATGCTTCTCAAAGTACCCGAGGACCACGATGGATTCTCCCAAAGGGAACTGTCGGATAAAACAGGGATTCCTCGGAGAACAATTCGGAAGATTGAAACCGAGGCGATTACCAAAATAACCGATTATATCCAGCAATTTATTAGGGAAGAGGGTTCCGACTAATGGCAATCTTATCAACAGATATGGCGGGGTTCTTCGACCGACTCCCGCAAGGAGACTTTGGCCATCATACCTTTATTGCCCGCCTTACCCTCCGTGCCGCCATGCACCAATCAGACTTTGAAAAGGCTCACGATTATTGCCTCGAGGTCGCAAAAGAATTTACCCGCCGACCACTCCAGCCAAACGAGATCCGAAACGCTCTCACCGGTGCATATCAAATCCTGTCAGGTGAGAAGATTATCAGCCCAACCAAGAAAGTATCTATTGATACCACAATCTCAACAAGCTCAAAGGGTAGGCCCGAAGATCTCGAAATGCTACAACTCCGCTCCTCCGCCATTCCTTTGAATGCCGAGGAGGCTGTTTCCAAGCTGTTCCGATCCGACCAGTGGATAAACATCCAGGCGGATAAATATAATACGATGATCAAGTCAGCGGGCGATTGGGGGATCAGTCAAGGGGTAGGGCAGATGGAATTTATTTCCTACAATCCATTCAAGGATATCGGTCCTCGGGTAAAAGAGAATGCCGGTGAGCGGATGTACCTGGTCCACGAAATTGATGATCCAACATGGACCAAGGCCGAACAGATTGGACCGGCACTAGCCCTTGAATCTATCTGCCCGCTCAAGATGATAGTCGATAGTGGCGGGCAGAGTCTACACTGCTGGTACGACTGGATACCTGGTAAGGCTGATCAGTTTAAACATATGTCGATGAAGCTCGGAGCCGACCCATCGATTTACAATTCACCCCTCGGATTAGTCCGACTGCCTTGGGGGACGAGAAAGCCAAAGACTGAGAAGGGGGAGAAATATACTGCCCAGCAACCAATCTTATTTTGGCGGGAATGATTAATACTCTCCTCAAAGCAACCATCGTACGACGGTTTATTCAGCTAGGAATTAAGCCCGTTAAAGCAATGAGAATGGCCGACCGAATGAACGAGGGAGATGCTATTGTGCTTGTCAGAAATCACATAAATTTAAAGCCCCAAATAATTTTAACACTAATCAAAAATAACATAAAAGATAATGAGACCTAAAAATGACCCATATTATAAAGCACAGCTTAAGGCCATAGAACTGGAATATATGCTAGACAGCCCAACTGTCACCAATATGCCAAACCGATCAATCGAGGTGACTAATGACGATCCCAAACCACTACCCGATATCATGTCATTCGGTCAGTGCATGGAGTTCGCCACTAACCCGAAGAACGAGCTAGAGGAGATTATCGAGGGATGTCTGCATGAAGGATGTAAGATGATTATCTCAGGCTCAAGTAAAGCCGGTAAAACATGGTCACTCATTAACTTGGCCATCGCCGCATCCAATGGGATGCCGTGGCTGGGGATGCCGGTTAAGCAGAGTAAGGTCCTATACCTAGACTTCGAGCTAAAGAAATACTTCGGTACAGATCGAATAAAGCGAGTAGCTAAGGCCATGTTTAAAGGAGAGATGCCACTAAACCCTCGGTTAGACTATTGGCCTTTACGAGGTTACCGGACTGAATTGTTGGATCTCCTAACCAAGATCCGAGTGGAAAGGAGAAACTACGACCTAATTATCCTCGATCCATACTACAAGCTGGCAACCGGTATAGACGAAAACGATGCCAAGGCGGTAGGCGAAATTGTCAATCTAATCGAAGACTTCTCCGAGGAAACAGGTGCAGCCATAGTCTTTGCCCACCACTTCTCCAAGGGTAACAAGTCAGAAACTGATCATATCGACAGAGCGAGTGGTTCAGGTGTCTTTGCCCGTGATCCCGATGCTATCCTAACCCTCACCGCTCACGAGGAAGAGGAACACTTAGTCCTCGAAACCACCTCCCGAAACTGTCCATTCTCACCTCCTAAAGTCCTCGAATTCTCTGCCGATACCTTCCCCCTTTTCCGACATAAGCCCGACCTCGAGGCAAAGTTCAGAAAGCCAGGGCAAACCTCCACAATCCAAAAAAAGATAAATGAGGCTTTATGCGATAAGTTCCTCGAACTGTTAAAAGATAAGCCGATTTGCGGAAGAGAGCGAGCAATTACCCTCCTAAAAGAGCAAACAAATAATCGAATAGATAAGCACATTTTTGCCAAGATTCTGTCCGAAATTAAGGACAAAATTGACATCGAAAAGGCTGGTCCGAGCAATCAAACTACCTACTCTTTGCGATTAAATCTAAAAGGTGAATAGGTTAACTATTTAACTGAACCAATAATAGTAGTCCGAACCCTATATATATATAATATATATATTATTAAATTCGGCCCACTCTCCAACATGAAAAAATACAGGCTGTTAGTAGTCCTCCTTCGGACTAATGCTTTGGCCCGTAAGCCGGCCCAAAAGCTAAAGCTTACGCACCAGTCCGCCAACCGCTTTAGGCGGCCGTACCAGGTGGACTACATTGCCAGCCTACAAGCTCACTCGATTAGAAGATTAAAACCGATCCATCAGCTTAACCGATTAACCGGCAGAACAGGTATCACTCGTTCAAACCAATCACTCGTTATAAATCTCATGCCGTCAAAGAGGTATAATCATATTAACCTGACAATCACAGCAAATCGGGCATTCAGAGGAATGGCGGGATTGGCGGTCTTGTACCCTAGCGTTGTAGATTATATAGGTTGGAGTCTAAAAACGCTCTCAGCGTCCTGTGTGGCGATTTAAACGCTATATATGGAATTATATGTCGGTTTATCTTTATCCGAATATTTCAAATATTATCTGAAGTATGATAAACAGGCTGTCGATTATGAGATCCCGTTCGAGGAAAAAGAAGAACAAGGTTAGGAGAGCATACCACTCTCTTTGATTATTATGTATCGGTGACTTCGGCCTCGATGATTTTTTCATCCTTCAGATTGGCAAGCTCGGCTCGGATCTCATCCAGGCTAAGAGATTTCTTCACTTCGATAGTCTGAGTAGGCTCACCTTCGTACTGGCGATGCTTGTCGATTAGAATGCCGGTAGCGATTGGTAGGACTCCGTTAGGTATTTCATCATTATCCAGCTTCTCGATCATCTTTTCGACTGCAAGCTGTGAAGCATGGCCGATCAATCCTCTCATTACTTTCTTCGATGCTTCGATTACCTCTTTCTCTCGGGACCGAACCACAGCGATAGTGTTATGGGATACCTTTAGTTCTTTCTTGATCCGAGTGACCGGTATTCCATCTGTTAGCATTTGAACCAGCTTGGCGTAGTCTCCTGGTCTCTTATCGAATAAACCTTGAGCGGTGTAGACCGCTGGGCATGACTCTTCAACTATCAGGTTAGCCGGAAGATTATCAGCTTCTATCGCAACTCTCTTTTTTTCAGTAGGCATAAAAACTAATGCACGAATAACTTTTCAATTTTTAAATATTTATCGGTGTAAGCAATTGAGAAAGTAATCTCAATAAGGATAATGGCAAGAACAATTAGACATAATCACTATTACACGAAATTAGTGTAAATATTAAGCCACTGATTATTAGTGCTTTATGTAAATGCTCTAGGATCGTGCAAGTTGTGTAATTAAATCGGTTAACTCCACCAGGGGGGGAGGGGGGTCGGATTTGGCGGCCCGCCGATCACCGAGACCGATTGTGTCCCATAAAAAAATTTTGCCCAATTGCGTACCACTCGCCCTCCAGTCTGCTAAAATCGAACTAATGCCACTTACCTGGACACCGCACCCCGCCTTACCGCCTCTGACCAAATCAGAGATGCTGTCCATGAGCCCCGAATCAATCCTCGCATATTGGGAAAAGCGTGAGGAAGCGATCAAGCTCGAGAAGGATGATCCTTACCGGCATGGGTTTGAACTTGATACATGGAAGTTAGCGGATGAGCAGTTAAAGACTCACTCGGAAATTCTGCTTATGGGAGGGAATAGGGCTGGCAAGTCCGAGCTTTGTGCGAAGAGAGTTGTTCAGACTTTAGTCGAGAATCCAGGCACAATTATTTGGTGTTTAACAGAAACATCGGCAAATTCGATCCAATTTCAGCAAAAACTCGTTTTCAAATACCTCCCAAAAGAGTTAAAATCGTTAGGCAGAGGTAAGGTCGGATATGTAATGTACAGCCTTCGTAATGGATTTACTGCCTCAAAGTTTACTTTGCCCAACCGGTCCGAGTGCATCTTTAGAAATTGGAGTCAGGACATCAGCACAATTGAGGGTGGAGAAATCGGATGTCCCTCTCCGCCGGTAACCGGCACCCATAACATTGGATTTTGGGCTGACGAATTGGTGCCAATGTCGTGGGTGAATACGCTAAGATTTAGATGCGTAACAAGATCGCATGAGAGTCCACATGATGGAGTAGTTCGACCGGCAAGTGGATTAATTTCCTTCACCGCAGTAGACGGATGGAACAGCGTAGTAAAATCGATGCTCACGGGAGCCCGCACCATAGAGTCAACGAAAGCGGATCTATTAGACGGCGAAGAAGTCCCCCTCGTTCAACAGCCCATCCGCAAAGCCAGTTCTGTGGTTTATTTCCATACAGCGGCGAATCCCTTTGGCGGCTGGGCGGCGATGAAGAATCAATTAGAGGGGGAGAAGAGGGAAACGATTCTTTGTCGGGCATATGGAGTGCCTGTGAGGCAGTCTAGGGCCATTTTCCCTAATTTGACCGATAAAAACTTCGTAACATCTGACAAACTCCCCGATTTCAAAGATGCCAATTGGGTAATGTCAATTGATCCGGCGGGAGCGAAGCCTTGGACAATGGTCCTCTTTGCAATCGATCCTCACGGGGTCGCCTGGGCGGTTAAGGAGTTTCCTGACTTCGACACATGGGGAGGATGGATTGATCTGACAAAGGACAAGCTAAGTGCCGGCGAGGCGGCCCAACCGAACGGGTACGGCCTGGCGGATTATGCCGATGAGATTAGAAGAATGGAGAAGGTATGTGGGGATAGTGAGGTCATCCGCATAATCGACCCTCGTTTGGGAGCGGCGAGCTATCAGAAGTCAGAAGGATCTTCTAACATTATCGATGATTTAATGGATGAAGATATAATCGTTCAGCCGGCCGAAGCGTTAGACATCGAAACAGGACTTCAGGCTATTAATAATTTACTCGCATGGGATCGGGATAAACCGATGGATTTGGATAATAAGCCTAAATTGATGTTTTCGGATGAATGTCAAAATCTCATAAGTTGTCTTCAGGCATACACTCCTGGAAACTTGAAGGATTTTTCCAAAGATTTTGTTGATGTATGTAGATATTTTTGCATCGGCAACTTCGAGTATTTCAGCGAGGACGAATTAATTTCAACGGGTGGAGGAGGATATTAATTATGGGAGTAACTAAAAAGTGGAGTCAAATGCAGAGGGACCAAGTGGTAATTTTACGGAAGACTGGATTAAGCTGGCCAAAGGTAAGTAAAGGGGTGGGCATCCCTCGTTCTAGCTGTCAGAAGATTTGGTCTGAGGAATCGGATGGTAAAATCGAACTGCCCGCCCCGCCGGCAAAGCAGATAGAAAAGGCTAGGGTGCTTAAACTCGTCCCAAATCCCCGCCTTATGCTCATTCATTTTGATGATCGGGAAGGGATTGCGAGGTGCGTTAAGAGACCAGGAGCCAATCACCCTCCAAAATCGGAAATTTATGTCAAAAAAGTCGAGGGAGACGATGATTTGTATCGAATCGCCTGATCAGACGGAGAAGCGGATTGATCTGATGTTGAGGGAAATGGTGGTAGAGGAGGGCTTGTCTGCATTTGAGGCGGGAAGAGATCCGAGGAGTCATACTTTACAAGAGATAGCTGACTTTAGCGGGGTTGGTTTTGAGACGATGAGACGGATCGAAAAAAGAGCCCTGAGTAATTTAAAAAAAATAATGTTAGAATTGGAGATTAAAAATGGAAATACAGGAATTTAGCGAAAAAGGACCCGATGTAGATGCCATCAAAAAGGAGTTTGAAGATGCGAAAGCAGACTTGAGCTTTTGGATGGATAAAGCGGAACAGGGTAGGGAGTGTCGATTTAACGAGTGGGCTGGCAAAGATGAAAGCGGAAAGAAGAACGGACCGGAAGCATTCCCTTGGGACGGGGCAAGTGATCTCGAGCCAAACTTGGTAAACCCGTTGATTGATGGGGATGTAGCCTTACTTAGTCAGTCACTCAGCCAAGCCAACCTCGTAGCCGCTCCCGTCGAAAGTTCCGACATTGGCAGTGCTAAGATGGTAAGCGAATTTCTGAAATGGCGAATGAACTCAATGACGGAACTTCCTCGGGAAGCCGCTATAGGAGCAAACTATTTATTGCAAAATGGTATCACTTTTTTCGGTACTTACTGGAAGCGTGAAACCACAAGAGTATTTAAGGATATTAGCCTCGAAGAGATTGCTCAAATGAGTCCCGAGCTTGCAATGGCGATACAAGATCCCGAGATGAAGGAGGGAGTCGAGGAGATGTTATTCCCGCTATTCCCGAATCTGAAAAAGCGGAGAGTTCGGAAGATGATTAATGAACTTCGCAATAAAGGAGTATCGAAAGTTCCGACTGAGAAAGCTGTTGTAAATCGTCCGGCAATTAAGGCGTATGAATTGGGCAGAGAAATAATCATCGATTCAAATGTAATTGATTTGGAATCTGCCAGGAGCATTCACTGCATTCACTATTATTCTCCCGAAGCACTCATGCAGAAGGTCAATGAGGGATGGGATAAGAAGTGGATTGAGGAGGTACTTGAGAACAGTAAGGGCTTTTATGCACCTGAAAGTTATAGTTCTGATTTAATGTCCTACGATACCGGTAATTTTTACGGCACACAGGATTATGAAGGCATGGTCCGAGTTATTACGACATATCGTAAGGAATTGGATGAAGACGATGTACCTATTTGCACGATTACTTGCTGGGCGGATGAAGCTGAAGGGCATGGTTTTCATAGTCCGATGGAATATGATGAGGGCAGATATCCATTTGTCTGCATAACTAGGGAGAACCTAAATCACCGACTACTCGATTCCCGAGGTTACCCTGAACTTTTAAAGAGTTATCAAATTTCAGTAAAAACTGAGATGGATGCGCGGCGAGACCGCGCCTCGATGAGTACCTTGCCACCCGTGGAACATTTGGCTGGCCGCCGTCCCGAGAGGATAGGCCCAGGGGCAACCTTGGCAGTCCGCCGAAGGGGAGAAGTTGGTTTCATGGAGATCCCGAGGTATTCGCAAGCCTCGATGGAGGTGGAGATGCAAATCAGACAACTCGCCAATAAGATAACCGGCCGAGCAACCTCCGCCGAAGACGCAGTTGAAGCGAACAGCATTCGACAGCACTTGGTAAATCAGTGGCTTAATGGATTCAAACAGATTTTAAATCGGGTATGGTGTCTAGACAGAACTTACGGCGGTCCACAGATATGGTTTCGGGTAACAAATAATGAACAGGGTGCGATGCTCATGCTCGATGAGACTGCCGAGGTTTATGATTTTAATATCACATGGAACTCGATGAATCAGGATGAGGAAAAGGTTCTTCAAAAGTTGGATACTGTTGGTAAATTAATGTCAACTTATGACCGTCAAGGAGTTGGTCGATATGATGTATATCTTCGTAAAGTTTTGGAAGCAATCGATCCTAACTTAGCCGGTCAATTGATCGCCCCAGTTGAAGAAGCAACCGACAAGGAGATCCAAGAAACTTCCGCAGACATTGCTAAGATTGCATCGGGACAAGTGGTTAATGTACCTCAACAGGGTGTAAATTCTCAACTTCGTTTACAGAAGTTACAAGAGTACCTTCAGGGAACTCCCGAAGTGCCAGCAACCGATGTACAGCAAAGGATGCAAGAGGATGAGAACTTTGCAAAGAGACTTCAGACATATGCGGGACAGCTCGAAATGATGCAAGCTCAACAAAGAAACGCAATAATTGGCCAGCTAGGTACTGCCCCCGGCAATGTACCAGGCACATCGATGGCCGCTTAAATAAAAAGGAAATATTATGCCATACGGAAAAGGAACATACGGATCGAAGGTCGGAAGGCCGTCTAAAAAAGCAAAAGCAATGGGTCGGAAAAAAATGCCTAAGAAGAAAATGCCTAATAAAAAGTGAGTAAGGTTTACCGAGGAATTACATTCGCCGGATATTCAAAACCGAAGCGAACTCCCAACCATCCGACTAAATCTCATGTGGTTTTAGTTAAAGATGATGGGAAGGATAAAATGATTCGCTTCGGCCAACAGGGTGCAAAGACTGCGGGCAAACCGAAAAAGGGTGAGAGTTCGGCAATGAAGAAAAAGCGGGCATCGTTTAAAGCTCGTCATGGGAAGAATATTGCCAAGGGAAAAACTTCGGCGGCTTACTGGGCAAACAAGGTGAAGTGGTAAGATGCCAAAGGACGCTTGCTACAAAAAGGTAAAGGCTCGGGTAAAGGTATTTCCATCCGCCCGAGCATCTCAGCAGATTGCCAAGTGCCGAAAGTCGAAGGGACAGGTTAAGAAGTCTCCGGCTGGATCTTCGTTAAAAAGATGGGGTGCTGAAAAGTGGCAAGATACACGGACCGGCAAACCATGTGGACAGGGTAAGGCGAATGAATACTGCCGCCCGACTAAAAGAGTTTCGAGTAAAACGCCCAAGCTAAAATCGGAGATGAGCAAGAGCCAATTGAAACGGAAGAAGGCGGAGAAATCAAAGGTTGGCATGGGCAGAAGAGTTAAACCAATAAGAAGGAAAAAATGACACTAGGTGATGCAATAAACGGCCTCGGCGAACAGACTGAATGGCTCGTAATAAAAGATTTTATTAAAGAACAGCGGGATATGTGCCTGGTCGATTTTCAGGACTATACCCATGTGGATAACCCTCAAAAACTCGCCCGACTTAGCGGTGAGATTGCTGGTTTAACCCGAATCGTAGAAAGCTTAGAAAATGCCGAAAGAGACACTGACACCCCATCAGCAATTTAAAAACGAACATCGGGCTTTGCTTAACCGCTGGCTTGAAGAGAGCGACATTGAAGACCATGACATGGCCAAGATCGTTTTAGCGGATATAGAGGAATGGATGGACGATGAGGTGATTGAGTTTGAAAGCGATATCGACCTCGAAGATGACGAAGAACACGAAGCGTAAAGGCTATATCTACGAGCAGATTTTCTTTACTGAAGCTTTAAAAAACGGCCTAGAAGTTTTTTGCCCCCTTGGGGATCATTTACCGGTAGACTGCATTGTCGTAAATTCGGCGGGAAAAAAGTTTAATGTTCAAATCAAGGGTTCTGAAAAGTCGAGTGTTTCGGATAGAAAAAACGGATGTGCAAGGTATAAATTTTCAACGACCACAGGCCGAGTTGTAAAATATCCGTTGGACTGCACCAAGGTTGATGTGGTGGCAATATTCTGCGCTGACATTGATGCCTGGTATCTAATTCCATGCCTTGCGATTGATGGGGCATTGACAGTTGCGGTATACCCGCACAACCCCAATTCCAAAGCCAAGCACGAGAAATATCGGGAAGCGTGGGAAATATTTAAAACTGCCTGAGTAATTTTCTTGGCCCCCTGTCATAATGGGATGTGGCGTACCATATCGGTGCGCAGAAAAACGCAAGAGTGCGAACTTTAAACGCAGAATTATGGCAGATACAGAATTAAGCGAGGCTCCGGCTGAATCGGGAGCAGAAACACAAACGCAAGGGATCACCACTTTGGAAGAATTAACGGCATCGTTCGTTGAGAAAGTCGAAGAGGCTGAACCCTCACAGGAATCTGAAGTGGAAGTTGGTCCCGAGACAACTACCGCAGACGCAGAAACCGACCAGGATACAGATGTTCTTTTACAGTCAACCGAAACCGAGGAATCGGAGGAGGAGGAAACGGAAGAGATAGCCGAAGAGGAGGAGTCAGAATCGGAAGAAGCTGAACCGCCCAAAGCTGTCGGCAAACTGCTTAAACAGGTCAATAAACTGACCGCCCGAGCAAAGTCAGCCGAAGAAACAGCCGAAGCATTACAAGCTCAAATCGAATCACTAAAGGCTAATCCACAGAAGCAATCGGAATCTAGTCAGCCCGCCCTTGAAGAAGTCCAAGATTTTCAATCATTGGAAACCTTACGAAAGGAAGCAATCGCCGCCAAGAAATGGGCATTACAACACATCGGAAAAGATTATGTAGAATCCGGTGGGAAGGAATATGCCGATGAGGATATCAGAAATATTCTCACGCAAGCGGAAGATTACCTAACCGAGAAAATCCCCGAAAGGGCACAATATCTCC